GAGGGAAAACTCAATCGTAATAATATTATATTCCATACTAATAAATATCAAAAACTTTATCAAAAAATGGAAAAATATAATAACTTTATAAAAAAACGAAAGAGGCAAGATGAAACCAAGTAGTGCAAAAGCAAAAGGCAGAAACTTTCAAAATAAAGTTAGAGAGATGATAATTGATAAGTTGGGTATAAATGAACACGATATAAAAACGGCAGTTATGGGAGAGAGTGGTATGGATATTATACTATCTAAGGCAGGTAGAGAAACTTTTCCTTATGCAGTAGAGTGTAAAAAGGTAGAAAAGATTAATATTTGGAAGTGTTTTGATCAAGCAAGTGAAAATTCAGACGACTTAACACCACTATTAGTTTTCTCAAAAAACCACTCAAAAGTAATGGTTTGCTTTGAATTTAAGGATTTATTAGATTTAATAAACAATAGTAATGGATTTAAGAGATTAACTAAATGAAACTTACAGAGGACGGCTTATATTTTATATCTTGCCCAAATTGTGGCAGTAAAGATATGATTAAAAAAGGTAGTCAAAAAAATGCTGACGGATCTTTTAAGCAAAAATATTTCTGTAATGATTGCAAACGAAAAACTGTCAATCCAATTAGAAATGACATAGAGGTTGTTAGGGAGAATTTAAAACTTGCTAAACAAAAACAATCTGCCCAAGATGTAAACCGAATAGAAAGAAAATCATTTAGAGAATATGCAAGATATGAAAACGCAGTACATAACCTATTATTTGATATTCAAGCATTATTGCAAAACAAAAATTTTTCAGAATTTAAATTTAAAAAAGTCAAACAAGGAAATAGCGTGGGAGTACTTCAAATATCTGATACACATTTTAACGAACTTGTTTCCCTACCTCATAACAATTATGATTTCAAAGTTGCTAGTAGGCGATTAAAACATTATGTAAATAGAGCAAAAGAAATATTTAAAGTTTATGACATAGACAATGTATTAATTGCTATAACTGGCGATTTAATAAATTCCGATAGAAGATTAGATGAAATGCTAAATATGTCCACTAACAGAAGTAAAGCAGTATTTCTTGCAGTAGATTTATTACAACAAATTATATTTGATGTCGGACAAGATTATTCTGTATCTGTTGCTTGTGTGACTGGAAATGAAAGTAGATTAAAACAAGACTGGGGTTGGAGTGATTTTATGGCGTCAGACAATTACGACTTTGTTATCTTTGAAATTCTAAGACACTACTTTAAAACAACAGATGTTCAGTTTGTAGTTGATGATCCTACGGAAGTAGTAGTCAATGTTGCAGGACAAAATTTATTATTATTACACGGAAACGGTAGTTTTACTACGCAATACGAAAAGAGTGTCAATCAAATCAAAGGTAGATACGCAGGTAGAGGTGTGCAAATAGATTATATTATATCTGGACACATACACTCTGCAAGAGTAGGAGATATTGCAAGTAGAAGTAGTTCGCTTGTTGGAGCAAACGAATATAGTGAAAAAGGATTAAATCTATCAGGACGAGCAAGTCAAAATATTTATATTTTCCACGAGAATAAAAATATAGATGCTATGAAAATAGATTTACAAAATGTAGGAGATGAGTGTTATAACATTGACGAGGAATTAGAAAGTTATAATGCTAAATCTTCTGCAAAACTAAAACCAAAGAAAACCATATTTGAGGTAACGATATGATGTTAAAGTTAAATCCAAAGGAAACAGAAGTGCTAAAACATATTTTTGATAGCCACTATGTTAGAAAGTTGCCACCTGAGATCAAAAGTGTTGCATTGGAGATCAACAGAGCAATTTCTAATCCTAAAAGAGTGACTGAACAAGAATATGTTGGACTTAATCCAACTTGGAAACATTGCGAAAATTGTGACGATTAATTAATATGATTATAGCAAGATTACATCAATGCGTTTATAACGCAATAGTATCGCTTTGTCTTAAATGCAAAAACAAGGAAGGTAAAATGTACTACAACACAACAAATGAAACAGGAAGTTTGCTTAGAAAAAAAACAAAAAAAGCAAATAATCAAAAACATAAATGCTTGTCATATTTCCAAGCAAATCCTTATACAATGTATACACCTGAAATGCTACACAATGATTTAGTTGCAACAAATGATATAAACGAAAATACACCACTAACATCAATTCGTAGAGCATTTAGCGATTTAAGTAAAGAGGGATACATAATAAAAACATCTGAAAAGCACATAGGCAATTATGGTAGACACTCTTATCTATGGGTTTTAAAAAATTATCACAATGAAAATAAATGGAGTAAATAATGGCTTACGAGCATAAAGAAAATAATGGATCGTTATTTAAAAACGATAAAAAAGAAAAACAAACTCAACCTGATTATACTGGGCAAGTAAATGTAGGTGGAACTTTGTACAATATATCTGCTTGGATCAATGAAAGTAAAGGTGGTAAAAGATATTTTGGTTTGCAGGTATCAATACCTAAACCAAAAGATGACAAGCCAATAGATCCACAAGACTTACCATTTTGAAATAATTGAGGTAGTTTGGTATAAATATAAACAATTTAATATAGGAACTTACCTTTTGTTAATAAAGTTTATGCAAATACCTGGTTGGCTACGGCTACCTCAATGATTTTTTAAGATTAAAAGATTAAATTTAAAATAACGCACTATTTGGGGTTGTCATACCACTTTGTTTTATCACGCTTACGATATGCTATTAAAAGTCTTTTTATGGCTATGTAGGGGTATTTTAAGAACAAAAATTTCTTATAATTGCTCTTCAATTTCAATATCAACATTGAAAGCATTATAAGCCACTTCTTGTATATTTAATTTGTTATTTACAAAGCGAACTTCGGTAGAAGTAGAGAAATCATCTTCGCTATAAAAGAAAGAATTAAGTTGTCCTTTGGCATAATCAAACAAAGCCACTAATTTATTTTTATCAGCAACACTTAAATTTGAGTAGGATAACTTTCTTGAAAATCTGGAAGTATTATGATTTGCTACTGCGTATGTTTTACCACTTAAAGATTTTCTTGCAACTATACCTTCATACTCTTTTGGTTGATCTGATGCAATATTAGGATTACGACTTGGAGAATAAGTTGCTTTGTCTGATCCGTTAGACGCTGTTGAGTATTTTGCAGATTGTATAGCCATAATTAAATTTACCTCTTTTTATATTTCTCTCAAAACAACTTTTAAACTACCTGGACTTCTTGTAATAGAAATTATTATAAATATAGTGCTTGTAGTCAATCCGTTAAATACAGGCATATTATTTATTACCGTACTTTCAAACTGACAAAAATCTCCTACTTCCATACCATAAAAATATTTACTACTATCGCTACTATTAGAACTTTGCGAGTTTATTATTTCTACACTAGCCGTAAACTTTGGAATACCATTTATAGTTCTATAATAATTAGCAAAACTGTCATTTCTATTTCCTGATCCAGTATTTATAGCAGATGTTGATTTATCTAAATCTCCGTCATCTATTAATATATCCAAAGCATTAGTTGCTATATTTTCATTACTTTGTATATTATAATTTGATCGTATTGAGTTTGTAGTATCTTCTGCTGTTTGCTCATAAATTTGTTGATCTGTTATTGGACTTTTTTGATATTTTATAATTCTTTTTGTAACAAGTTTATCAATAGGGCTTACAGATAAATCAAAATTAGATATATCTTCTAATCCTATTTTATGATCTACTGTTGGATTGCCATTTGGTATATGTATATATTGTGGCTTTTCGTCACTAGTTCTAAACCTAAATATAAATCCACCTTCAAACTGTAATTTGTCTAATAACTTTGCAATTTCTAAGGGTTTAGTATTCCAATATTGTATCTTCCAAGCAGATCTTGCAGACGCTAAATCACTATATCCCTCTGGTGTTTCAGAAGATCCTCCTCTTCCTACATATCTGGAAAGTATATCCCTGTGCATATCTGCTATATTATCTACTACACCACTACTAAAATGTTTTGTTGCACCGTCGCCACCACAATATAATTTTTTAACTGCTTTTACTGCTGATTCGTGTTCCAAAGAATTTACATCACTATCACTTTCTGGAACAATCTTTGACGAAATAGTTAAAAATATATCTTTTATTTTAACAGTAGATGACGCACTATTATTAGGACGAGCATTGAAACACTCAAATTCAATAGCAAGTTCTATTTCATTTGGGGGATTGCCGTCTGCTTTTGTAAAGTCTGATGTTGATAAAAAATTAAATGTTTTAGATCTGTTAGTGGTGTTACTATCAAAAGATATATCACTTTTAGTAGAAGATTCGCCACTTCCAAATTTTCCAGTTGCTTGTATTTGTATTTCATATCCGTCTTGCGTATCACTACCACTTAATCCATTTGTATATGATTCTACATCGTAAAGCACGGTTAATTTATATTCCGTTACTTTATGATCATCTTTTGTATTTTGAAATTTAAATATTACTTTATCCCTTGTGTCTGTATCTGAGTTTGACATACTATTTGAAAATGATATGCTATGATTAAATTGTGCAAATGTTGTGTTACTTGTATCTATTGCTTTTGTTCTATTATTTAAAGACTCCTCCGTAATACTAGCAGTTATATTACTCGTATGTCCACTAGGACTAACTAATGCTTTTGGTTGTATAATTAAATCATCTATTCTTGGACGATATTTATAACTTCTTTCAAGATCTAACGGACTTTGTGTTATTTTTCTGTTATTATCTTCTATTAAATCTCCTGATGCGTTTTGAGTTTCATAAGTATTTATAAATACACCAGAACTATTTAATGGTGCAAATATAGGATAGTTATCTAAATTTCTTACTGCGTCAGGTACTGGATAATGTAATTTTCCTGATCCACTTGAAATTGGAACATTGAATATACTTGCACCGTCTGCGTGTTCTGCTATTGTAGTATTAGCAAAACCTCTCACGACAAACAAACTTTCAAAAGTAGAAGGAACTAATGCACTACTTAACACAAGCATTTTTTCACTATTTACCTGTATTATATCTCCTGCATTAAATACGGTACTTGATCCTGAATTTATAATATCTATTGTATTATCTTCTGGACTAGCTATCATTGCTCCGTCGCCAATAGCACCTATATCTTTACCACTATCAGTAGCTGTTCCAAAAACAGTAGAACTGCTATGCACTAAACAATTATATCCTACTTCTCCTTTAATTGTATCTACTTGTACTGGGAATACTGCTACATCTATATCGTCATCAATAAAGTCCTGACTACCTATATTGGACGCAGGTGCATTTTTATAATCTCCATATACAATAGGAAAGTAATTACCTGCAATAGATTGATATTCAGGTATCTTTATAAAATCTATTGGCGTAGCAGATGCGATTGTAAGTGTCACTTGATGATTGCTATTTAACTTTACATCTTTAAGTCTACCTGTAAATATAGTTAAATATTTATCGCTTGATATACTACCAACTTTTGATTTTATCGTTACAGTATTATTTAGGTAATATCTTGTTCCTTGATTTAATATTTCTTGAGATAGTTTTGCGTTTGAGTGATTGGATAGTTGTCCATTGTGACAAGTGATTGTTATATTTCCTGTTTTTGCCGTACCTTTTTCTAAATCAATAGATTCACGAAGTGACATATTATTTAAAATTAAAGCGTGATATTTACTTTCGTCTGATCCTACTTCTTCTGTTCCTAAACGAATATATGCTGCTGTACCACTACCACCTTCATTAGATATTTCTACTAACCAAGATTCAGAAAAACCTTGTCCTAAAGCATCTCTATACGCCTGTTCAAGTGTTAATGCCATTACGCAAGATTTCTCCCTACGGCATTTTCTATTTCTGGTATAAGCGTATCTCTTACAAACTCATCTGTACCAAGTATATTACCATTTAAATTAATAGTAACAGAACTATCTCCACCTGGCGATCCACCTGTATTACCGAGAGGTGTTACTTGAACTCTTTCTCTACCTGTTGGATTATCTCCAACCATAATCATTTGTCTGCCTTGTGTAACAAAGTCTGCACCTATTGCTGCTTTTCTTGCTGCATCTAACTGTCCTTTAATTTGTGCAACTTTTGCCATACCTGCAGCAAATAAACTCAATGCTTTACCTAAACTACCTTCTTTTAATGCCTCTGTAAATGCTAATAAGGTATTACCAATAGCTAATGCTCTACGGAGTTTTAATAATGATATAGTAACTTCTTTATTACCCTTTGTAAACATTAATGCAGAATTTGCTAAGTCATCAAATCCTTTTATAGCATCTTCGTTTTCTTGTTTGAATTTTACTAATCCGTCTGATAACCTAGTTAAGAAATCTCTATTATCATCTCCCCCTATACCAGTAGCTTTTTGATAATCTTCAATAGCTTTTTTAAGGGCGTTTAATAAATCAATTTGTCCTTGATTTTCGTCAAAACTAAAGTCCTGTGTAAATATTTGATTTAATATGTCTGCAAAAGGCGAAACATCTTTGTTCAATGGATCTTGTAAACCAAGATCTCCAAAAGTCTTATTCATTGCATCTAATAAGTTTTGTTGAAAACTTTTACCCTCAAATTCACTATTTATTTCTTCTGGACTTAAAATACCGTCTGAAAGTGCATCTAAGAAAAAGTTTCTTAAACCTAACACATCTTGATTTTGATCATTTGCTGTTGCTAATCCAATTAATTTGTCAAATTTTCCAAACTGGTTATCAAAAGTTAATGCAGTTTTAGTTATAAAATCTTCTATGTTTTTTTCTGGATTTTCTTGTTGTATTAATTGTATAAAATCGTCAAAAAAAGTTACTTCAGGTGCTTGTAAGTCTAAATCTCTCAGCTCGTCATTAATCATATTTATTGCTTTTCCTGGATTTTCTCTTAATGCTTCCCCAAACTCTATTACTTTTGCTTTATTTGCATCACTAAATAAAGAAATAGCAGGTACTGTTATGAATTTTTTAATCATACTAGTTGCACCTTCAAAACTGCTTTCAACTCCAACTATTACATTATTTACATCTTCTCCTGCAAAACCTATTTCTTTCATAATAGATAAAACTTTTTGATCCATTACTTTTCCTAAATGATTTTGAAATGCTATAGTTTTTCTAGTTTCTTCATTTAAATCAACAAATAAGTCAGTAAAACCACCTTTAGGAGTTTCGTTTAATCCTTCAACTAATTCTGTTGTAAGTGTTATTAAATTATCAAGAAGAGGTGCAAGTTTACCACCACCAGATTCCATTAAATCTCCAAATGCAGAACTTAGTCTTTTTAAAGATATAGAAGTGCTACTTACATTAGATGCAGTACCACCAAATTGTAATTCTAATTCTTTTAATATAATTGCTTGTGCTTTGGCAGTTTGATTTGTTTTATCAAGCTGTTTAATCATTGCTTTTTGTTCGTCAGTAAATTGTATACCAACTCTTTGCAATGCACTTACTCCTTTGGCAGGATCATTTAATGCTTTACCTACTTGAATTGCAGATTGTTGTAAATCTTGTCCTAGTGCAACAGAAATGTTTACAATAGCTTCTGTAGCGTCTTTAAATACATCTCCCTTTATTTGAGTGAAAGTTAATAAAACGCCTTGCATAGATAGTATTGTTTCATCTCCAATACCAGTTAATTTTTGCATACGAGAAGCAAGTCCTTGTAATTCTCTCGAACTTACACCTGCAGCAAATTTTGTAGACTTTAATGTTTGATTTAATTTTGCTACTGCATCTTCCTGTGCTGCAAAAGAACGAAGTAGTCTACCTACAGTTCTATCAACTAAATTAAATCCAAATGTTAAAACTAATAAATTACTACGAACGGTTGCTAAACTTAATCGAAGTTTACCCATTTGTCCAGTTAGTCTTTTGAAACTAGTGAACATAGTTCCACTTCCACGATTAGTTTTTCTTTGCAACTTTTCGTATCTTTTAGTTACATCTTCTAGTTTTTTTTGTGCATTAGCCGTAGCAGTAAATGCTTTTGCTAATTCTTTATCTCCAGTTGCCTCAAACCGAATCTGTACTTTTAAATCTGTTTCAGCCATTGTCTTTCATTTTATATTGTTTTGATTGAATATAATTTAACATTTTTTCTATAACATTGCACTTATCAATCCATTTTTTTGGTTGATTTCCGTAAGATCCTGGATATGGTGGTATTTTCATATTTTTGCAATATATAAATTTCTGTATATCTCTTTGATATTCTTTGTTTAAAAAATGATTAGGGCAACAAAAAAACGGTAAATGTGATATAATTGCTTGATGTAGTTGAAATTTCTTTTTTGAAGTTTTATTATGTTCTATTAACTCTTCTTTAAGAAGTCCTATAACTTCCCATACATCGTCCATAGATGTAAAGGTGTGAACGCTGTTATTCTTTTTAAGAGGTAACTTAGCTTCGTATGGAAAGGTAGAATACTGACAACCCTCACACCAATCATCTATTAATATGTTTAATTCTAGTGAGAGGGATTCTATTCCCCCAAGCTATTAAATTCCTGTATTGCTACTTGCAATTCTGCTCTGTCGTCTATTGACAAAGATTTAATAAACTTGTCATCAGCATTTTCTACACCATTTCTGATCCATAGTGTACTTAATCCAAATTGATTTCTAATTACTGCTTGTCCGTCTACGGTATCAACGACAACTGCGTCCATACATTTGTCAAAATCGTCTACAGACATCTCTTTTAGAGTAGCTTTAATACCACTCTTAAGTGTTATTTTTTTAGACATTGATTATCCTTTATTTGTTTACTGTATTGTAAATGCAACTAAGTTACCAGATGTTCCTGCAACACCTCTTGTACTTACAGATAAAAACATAGCTTCTTCTTCTGAAAAAGATACATCTGTAATTACTGATTTAGGTATTGAAATATCTACATTTCTAGTAGCACCGTCTTTTCCAGTTAAGGTATTAGCAACAGTTGATGATCCGTCTTGCCCTTCAAAGGTAGCGACTAATCCGTCTGTATCTGCGTCATACTTAATAACTGAATCAAATGTTACCATAGCTTCTGGTAAAGCTCTTGCAATAATTTGATAATTGCCAGATGAGTCAAATCCCATAAATTGAGCATCGTTCTCAAGTGTGCAACTAAATGATTTCATAATAGGAGAAGTTAATCCTGCAATAACTTGTGCTGCATTTGTACCTTCGTAATCTGTTACAAAATAGTTGGTATTAAAATGCGATGTATCGCTTGGATTATTATTGTCAGTAAAACTTGGTTTTTTACCTGTTTTAAAAGTACCTGACATTTTAATTCTACCTGATTCTTCAGCAATATCTCCATTTAAAGTTAAAGATGTTAATACACAAGCAGTAAACAACATTGAGTTATTTGATTCAGGAACTCCTAGCAATACACTAAATGTTGATGTACCTGCATCTCCACCTGCATCTCCAACTTTTAGCTCACTTGGATCGTATGAGGCAGGAATATGCAAACTTGCAACATTGCTCGTTTGAGTAATATTCTTCAATAACAATGGTAAAACTGTAGCATCTGCGATACCTGAAAAACTAATTTCTTTTACGGTAAGATCATTAGATAAGAAAAGATCTACTTCTTTTAATGTTCTACCTGCTCCGTGTCTTACATCTAAAACCTGCTGTGGATTTAATGAAGGCATTTCTATTGAATCGATATTTAATAATTTAAAATTTGTTAATGTTGAAGTAGCTGTACCTACTGTTTCTTCGTGTGCAATAGCTAGTTCAAACTCTTTTGGAGAAAATGATGCTTTTAAATTTGCCATTTTATTTTACCTCTTTTACTTTTGCTTTAATTTCTTCTAAATAGTCTTTTGCTAACTCTGGCATTTTATCTAATTCTACAGCTTCGCCACTATTAAGTTTTGCCCAATCTGAATAATCTAATCCTAAAAAACTAGGTTTTCTAGGTATTTGCTCGTCTTTTAATTTATATTTTTTAGCCATAATTAACTCCTTACAATATAAAAAGATCCGTTTGAAAGTACAAAGAATTTATCATTAGAGGTAACAAATCTTGTAAACTTCTCGTGTACCTCTTCATATAAAACAGGAACTGATATTCTTGATATGTAAACATTTTCAATATCTGTGTCTATATTATGATCTATTGTCGGCATACCTGCGTAAAAATAAGGTATACTGCCACCGTTAGAATTATTAAACAATACTGTTTCTATTCTACTGACATCTTTATACATTTCATCAAGTGCTTTTTCATCGTTTATATTTGTTTTTATCATATAGTCCATTTCTATATCATATAGATTCATATAACTGTTTGTTCTTTTTTCTTGCAATGTTTGTACAGTTGGATATATTCTTAAAGACTTTGTTCCTACATCTTTAGACATATTGTCAAAATATATAGGTAAAGATCCTTTAAATTCTGTTCGTAATTTTTGACGCAGAGGTGTCATAATTTTATCATAGGTTATATTTGTAATAGAAAGTGCCATTATCTTACACTCCTAATAGTTATATTAAAAGTAGCAGTTCTATATCCGTTAATTAAATCGTCATCATAAGATATTGAACTTACCTCTGGTTTATATGTAGGAACAATTTCTATAACAGAATAAATAGTTTCTTCAATTCTTGATATAGTTTTAAAAAATCTTTTTACAGTATTTTCATTTCTTAATCTATCTAACATAAAAAAATCAAGTGTTAAATTGTAAGCATTAGATACTCTAGTAAACATATTATTATCAGACACAGAGTTATCTCCTTTGATAATAGCAAATTGATTTCCTCTAATTTTATTTTCCTTGTCACGAAAAATAGGCATTGATGATTTAAACTCGTTTCTTATTGCATTTTGTAGAGTTTCTTCTATATCTACTTTCCAAGCATTAGTAGATGCGACTGCCATTTTTACCTCGATAGAATTGCTTGAAATCTTTACGAGTCATCTTGACTGATCTCATAGAGGCGTTTTCTACTTCTTCGTATATACCAGTAACTTCTATTTCCCACTCATCATTTTGTGTTGCAGTAGAGCTATCTGATGATCCCTGAAATCTAATTTGCAGTCCACCTGCTAATTCTTGATAATCTCCATTAATAACTTCATCTGTTATTACTTGATTATTTTTTAAGGTATCATCATCTTTTGCAAACACAGAATACTTAGCAGTACCAATAGCACCACCAGTTGTTACAATAACTTTTAACCTATCATAACTACCAAAGTAATTTCCTCTAGTATCAACAATATTAAGACTTCCAGACACAGATATTTTTCTCACAATGCCCTGTGAAGCATCGCCTGTGTTCATATAACTTAATTTCGCTTTACCACTATTTAAATCGTTAATGTGCATTTCTGCTTCTTGAAATAATGCTTCTGCAATTTCGCTTGTTGGATCTTTCCCTTTAACTAGAAAAAACGCTGCTATGAGAGAAGTTAATCTTCTAATAAGATAGTCGTATGTTCCGTCTTTTAATAAAAACTGCTCTCTTGGTAAGTTAGAATCAAGTTTAGAATCAACATAATCACTTGCGTCTTTCATAACTCTAGTTTTCAAAGTTGAAAAATCTTCTCCTGCCTCCATAAGTAAATCTTCTGGTGTACTACTATCGTTATAATAATATACTGCGTCTATAGAGCTATCATAAAACCACTCTCCATTTGCATCAACTGCAGCTTTATTTGCTTGTGCAGATCCTAAATCTTGTCCGTCTACAAATAATACAGTTACTAATCCAGAGTCGTGTGATACATATCTACTTCCTGAATCTACGATCCAACTATATATAGGTTTTTTTGTATCAAATTCATCTAAATTAGGAAAAGCATCTTTTAAATCTCGTGATGTTATATATGTAGGCATTTACTCTCCTTTGGCTCTTTTATACCAACCATACCAAAATTTTTCTTGCGTAGGGTTATCTGAAATTAGCAAAGAATAGAATAAAATTCTATATGAAATAAATCTATCTGCCTCTAATTTTTTACAAGCAGATATTGTCGCAGCACCAATCTTGCCGTCCTCTTTTATTTCAAATGTATTTTTATTATTACACGCTTGTTGTAATATTTTTACTGCACGATATTGTCCAGTATTTACAACGCAATCAAAGTAAGCATATCGTAAATCTGCAGGAAGTTTAGATGCTTTGGAAGGAATCCAGTAGTCTTTGTAGTAGATTTCTTTTGCTTGTTCTCTTGTTAGATTTTTAATATCTAAATGAGGATAAAAGCGTTTTGTAATACCATAGTTAGTTTCTCCACCAAGATCGTCTTTGTCATTGACATATCCCCCTTCGTGTTGTAACACTTTCTCTATAATATCATCAAATTCCATTACGCCGATCTCTTGACTTTCTCGAACGATCTCATACCACCTAAACCTAGCATACCTAGAAGTATCGTCGTCAATGTTCCCATATCGAAGGTAGGCAACACTATTTGGTATCCAAAGGCATACAACAAGAAAGTTAAGAACGGTTGAAGTATGAAGTGATAACATAACGCTACACCACAAGTCCAACCAACAAACGGACGCCAACCAGACACAAACAAGTTTGTACTACCTGCTTCAACTTTATTAACTTCAAGCTGTGCTTTATTAATTTCTTGTATAAGTTCTGCTTTTTCTGCTTTGTCCAGAGTAAAGTCATCAATTTTACCTGCTACTTTATCTATTATACTTGCTACTACATTAAGTTTTGGCATTTTTCTTGCCTTTATCTAAAGATTGTAGTGCTTCTATAACTCCTTGTTGTTTTGCTATTTGCATACGCAATTCTGCATTATTTGCTTGTAACATTGTAATTTGCTCATTGCATTGATTGAATTGATCTACCAATTCTTTCAGTTTTGATTGTTGTTCTTCTAGTTTCATAGTATTCCTTACTTTATTAATATTTCTAAGAATATAACAAATTATGAATATCTACGCATCTTTTTTCTTGTTTTGCGAGAATACTTAGCTCGTTGCTTTCCTGCTTTAGTTGCTTTTCTTTTCTTGCGAGTTTCGTATGCGTATTCTGAAGAAGTCATTGCTTTAAGCAATCTTTCTGGCAAATATCGTTCTCCAGTTTTTGATGACGGCTTACCAGATTTGGTACGCCATTTTTGTTTTGTCCACCTGCGTAGACTTTTCTGTGATTTCTTGAGAGCCATTATCTATAACCACCACCTGCTCGTTTGTAGGCGAGTGCTAACATCTGTGCTTTTCTAGCACTCCATTGTCCAGGATTACCACCTTTATTTCCTCTTAGGATCT